CGCATTCCGCGGATTCACAATTGATCAGGTTCCATGTGACTTGTATGACTGATCTAAGCATGTATGCGACATCATTGAAAGTGTTCTTTGTGTCTTCTTTTTCGTAATCCGTGAAGAAGTGCCCTCTCTCGTTGAATTTCCTCAGATAGTAGAAACTATCCTCGAAGTTCTCTGTTGACCTTCCTTCAAAATAGCCCGCCACGTGGGTGTTCTTCTTCGCTGCCCGATGAATCACCGAATTAGTCACCATCATCTTGATATTGCCATCCAACCAGTCTACGTTGAGCTCTTGAGCAGTTTCCCACCAAGTCCTTCTGAATTGAGGGAAATACATTTTTATGATCCTGATATCTCTTTCGATAGAATTTGGCCTTGCACCAATCAGAGTGTCCTGATCATACCAAAGGCCAAGCATCAGATCGTTGATTGAGTTCCTCGTTCCAGCCGAGCCTTCTTTCGTCTTGAAGCTGAGGTATTTGTGTTTAGGTTCCTTAGGCACCGTGGCTCGGAGGATTTTAGGAGAATCTTCCACAGCTCTCATCTGAGCATGATCACGGAAGATTGTCTCAGGGGAGATATTTGGCATCTTGATCTTAAATGACTCATCATTGCCGTCAATGTCTTCTGTGTTGATGGTGACATCCCCTTCATAAAAGAAGACCACCATTTGTTCCCATGTGAAGTCTGTTCTCGAGAAATCAAACTTCTCTTTGAGCACCCTTGAGTCGACGTCTAGGAAAGACATAAGCTTGTCGTTCTCTATACCCGCAAGTTTCACGTTACTGCTTTTCCTCATCGCAACAACTCTGCTGAATATGTATGCTTCATCCAGTACTCGGAAACTCGCCTTTGTGGCTTTTGTGTAGAAAGTGGATATCAAGTTTGCAAGAACGTCACCCCCACACTTGGGAGAAGAGAACATGGCCTCTGGGTAGAGATCATAATATGCTTTCAGCCAGTCAAAGTTCAACCCAGCATCGCCCAGAACTTTTGCTTTTGCCCTGTACATCTTGGTTGCTCCCACAGAAAATTCAGGATACACTTTGCTAGCCAAACCATTAGGATTGAAGACCGCATCAGCATCCTTCGATTTTTCAGCGATCAACGAACTCAGCTTAAGCGAATATATTTTTTCGTACGCTCTCATGTGGAAATTCTCATCGAACTGGCTTTGACCCCTGGACATGGACCTATAGTGCTGCATGTTGGGTCCCACCATCCCGCACGCTGTCCTGCAATAACGAGGGAATAAGCCCAGTTCATATGGGATGTCATCTGGATCAATGTCTTTGCCATAGGTTCCTTTGACAATTTTCACAGGGCTATTATCCCCAGTTTTATTGGTGGCATAAAATGACTCGATGAAGATTTCGTTGAGGTAAGCAGCATACGTGCAGATTTCCCCACTTCCCCCATTGTCGACGAGACTCTTCAGCCTGGTCTCGAGCTCTTCGATTGAGTCTTTGGGACAATCGGTGTTGGGCATGGACACAGACACCATCGCAAACTTTAAAGTTGCTGGGAATTGACATGATTCTGAGCTAAAGCAACTGTTGAACTCAAGAACAACCCTAGACCTCGCAGTCTTCGGCGATATGCTCACATTGAAAAGTCCTGCAATCCTCTCCCACGTATACTCAAAAAGACCAACAAGCATGCGAGTGATCCTCTTCTTCTTATGCTTGGAAAGGCCTTCTTTGTCTAACACATGGAAATTTGCAATGAACGAGATGTCATCCGAAGAGTAAGAGCACGAGAATTTGATGGCTGTGTCTGAGAAGAGATCTGGCCTGTTGACAACTAGAATCCCTATTTGGTAATCCACCACAGCGGTTAAGAAAGATGCCATGCATGCATGGAGAAAGCTGCTGGTGTAGTGGAGAATGCCTTGACACATCCCTGTCAGGCAGGGGAAATAGGTCTGGCCTTGCTCGTTGAACTTTTCCCTCCACTTTGCTTCTCCGTTCTTTGACTTAGGCACTGGTTTTTTGCTGAGATTCTTGTTTAACCTTGCCCATGTTTTGAGAACCTCAAACGGGAACTCAATAAGCTTGGTCATATGGCGAATCAACACAGTTTTTATGAACTCAAAAACAAATGGTTCCGCCACAGCTATGAAGCAGAACAAGTAAAGAAATTGTATGACCACAAACATTTGGCACCAAGTGGCAGAATCAGCGCTCCAGAACTCCTGTATGACTCTTGCTCCACCTCGCTTTGCTTGCGAAGAAGATGCTGCCTGTGAGCCCTGATAATGGGCTTCTTCTTTTGTCTTCTTGTCGTAAGCTTTGTTTGTTACTTTTGTCACCAGATCCTTGATCTTGGTGGTGCCTTTTTCCAATGCATCATCAGGATCCAATCGGCAAAGGGCTCGAGAGAAGGATTCAACACAAAAGATGCAAATTCTTCCTGCGATATTCAGGATCAAAATCTCTCGAATCCCGCCGATCTGCTTCTTCTTGAACATTTGAATGAGAATGCTCATTGTGTTGGTAGCCAGA